GTAAGTCCCCGCCCCACCTCCGGTAGCAGTCACCACATCAAAAACAGAGTTGCCTCCGTTGGAACCATTATTGGCGCCTGCTGCTCCGCCCGCACCCGCTGCGCCCACGGTGACCGTATAGGATCCCACGCCATAAACTGCGCCAGGAGTGGTGTAGATCATACCCCCCGCACCCCCGCCACCGCCATCTTGACCGCCACCACCGCCACCGCCTGCCACCACCAAAGAGGCAACGGTTCCACTTCCAGAGGTGACCTGAAAGGTTCCAGACGAATTGAATGTATGCACCTTAAAGTTTCCGTTGGTGGTGATCACACCCCCGGTTGCGGTCATCAGGCTACCTATCCAGAAAGCGAATGGAAAAATCATGACATGTTCTGTACGACCGAGCCGTACGTATTACTTCCGTCGTAAATAAATGTGTAAACGTCACTTTTTGCGCCCACCGTCATCGTAGGTGCTGTGGCTGCAGCCCACCTCACGGTAGGCCATGTGACCGTATAATTGGATGCAGTATTGGTCAGGCGAACCACAATCACTTGACCCGAAGTCTGATTGGAAAAAGTAAACGTAGTGTTTGCACTCAAGGTCTGGGTGAAAACATACCCCGTATTCCAATTGATGACATTTGACCCAGGAATCACCTGAGCTGCGATGATCGGATTCGGGTCGCTCTGAAAAAATGTGATTCCTGATGACATAAATTAAGATGAGGGCAGAAAGAAAAGAACCGAAGCTCCTTTGTTCCTGCCCCCAACCCCCATTAGGTAGACACGTTGTTGACTTGCAGGATGTCCTGAGTCTTCTTCACAACGAGCTGAAGAGCGACTGAGGCAATCGCGGCATTAGCGCCACCGGTCTGAATGGTGATCACGTCACCTTGCTGAAGAGCGAGCAAGCTCGAACCAGCTGCCTGCAGTGAGGCCTGGAACGGACCGCTCGTGCCCAAAGCAAGCTCAGTGTAGGTGCCTGCAATGCCTGTCAGAACCGTAATGCCCGTTCCAGCGATGAAACGGTTGGTCTGAAACGCAATGGTGGGCGAGCCCGACAAGCCCACTGCACCGATGCGGCAATCCACCACGGTGCAAGGGTAAGGCGCCTGCCAAACCACAATCGTCAAACCAGTAGCCAAAGCAGGCCAAGAGACGTTAATGACCTCTTTCTGCTCCGATACGTCTTTATCTCTATTAATGAGACCCATCTTGAATTCTCCTCTTATCTTTTTTCATGTCCATATTACTCGTATTCACATCAGCGAAAGCTTTTTTGAACATCGGTCTCGTTTCATAAGCCATCTCTTCAAACTTGCTGCTGAGATCCTTCTTCTTGTACTCAGCATCTTTCTCGAGATCAGGAATGATATTTTTCGTAGTACTAAAATCCCCGTATCCATCAATCTGTTTGATGCGATGAAGGAGAGGTTCAATACCCAGATCAATCGGATTCCCTTTCTGAGTAAAGGTGTCTGTGAGAGCGAATATGACTTGAGGAACCGTACGAGAGTAGAGCACTCGCGATCCTTCCATGTGAAATTCTTCCCAAACAGTCGCCTTTCGACAAACAAGAACGCATGGCCCTTCTTGCTTGCAGAAAAGATCTCTGTCGAGATTCTTCACATATCGGGTGAGTGTCTCTACTCTCGTCATGTCCAAAAATTCCTTATGGGCTGATGTAGTTCGTTACAACACCGCATGCAGATGGCTGTTCGTTAAACATGTTCGCGAAGAACCTGATACGAACTTCCAGAGCATCGACCGAAGTCTGAGCGATGTACATCGAACCGGTTTCGTCAGCGAATTCCATTTCTGCGAGAACGTACATTTTGAATACGTCCATTGGCAGGAAGAAAATTCTCTGAGGACAATCCTTGTCAGGAACCAACGGAATTCCGTTGAAGTCCAGATAGAACTTATCCTTCTGAGCAAAACCGCCATCCCCTTTGACCGTGTTGATATAGCGTTTATCAGCGGTCAAAAGCTTCTGGTACATACGAAGAGAATCGAAGTCCACATAGCCAGCGGAATACCTTCCGTTAGCCGTGCCACCTCGACGGAGCCCGTCGTTGTAAGATTTTTGCATCTGATCGAGTGTCAATTGATTGCCACTGCGATCATTCACGTTGCCCTGATACTGAGGATAGGTCGAACGATTCACGGAGTAAACAGTGGTCGTTCCACCATCCAATGCATACAGAAGGCCCTGAACTTCGTTCCCGTTTGAATTGGAACGAATCAAGAACCAGCCAGCCGTCGCTGTGACAGCCGAGTTCAACGTCAGCGTTGCGGTCGAACCCGTGGTGATCGCAGTGATTTGCACACCCGAGACCTGAACCGTTGCGTTAGTGTCGATGATGTCGACCACCATGCCCACGTCCAAGAACTTATCGCCGTTCTCGCCAGGAGAAGCTGCTTCTCTGGATTGAACCGTGATGGAGCTCGAACCGACCACCGTCGCGGCAACACGGCAAAGCTCGCCCGTGCCTTTCCACGAAAACTGACGGTTACAGTCAGAAGCCAAGTCCTTGTAGCCCATTTCGAGCTCATAAGCAGCGGAACGAACGAACGAACCGACATCGCTCTGAGACGATTTGATCATGGGACCTGTGACACCGAAGCGAAGATAATTGAACTTCGCTGCGATGATTGCCTGCACCGTCTGCTGCAGACCGATTGCTGGCAAAATGCCATTGTCGGCGACTGCACCGATGCCTTGATTCCTCCGCACGCGAAGCGGACGAATGACCTGTTGCCCTGACCAGCCCTGTTTTACTTTCTCACAGCCACGGTAGATCGGAAGATCTTCGTTGAATTGATCAACGATTGGGCCCTGATAGTAATTTTTGAGCTGGGCAAGGTTATTACTAATGGTTTCAAATTGATTGGCCATTTAAATACCCCTTGGTTTTAGCTTCCCCCAAGATCACGAATGGCAGCTTCAGTGGCTTCTTTCATGGTCAATCTCTTTGGAGATTGTCCCACAGCATCGCCCCCCGAGCCCACATCCTTGGCCTTGCGGTTTGCTCTCATTTGGTTTTGTGTTGTTTCCTTGTATCTCGCTTCAGCCAATTTCTGCACTCGGTCGTTTTCAGACTTGAAGATCTTGGACCATTCTTCCCGAGAGAGATTGTCAGATTCCCCGTTGCGCTGTTTCTGTTCCATGAGAGCGAGCGAGCGAGAAATGACAGAGGCTTCATCCGCGTAGGGATATTCTTTGGAATATTTTGAAAATATTCCATCGAGCATCACACTCGCAGACTCCACTTCTTGCTGACGAAACTTCCCTTCGATTTGATTGATTCGAGACATCAACTGAGGATCGATTGCAGACTGCTTGGCTTCCCCTTGTCCAGCTTGTGGCTTAGTTTGAAGATAACCGGAGTATGGTTCCAAATATTGATGGAACTTCTCCGGATAAATCTTCTTAAACTGCTCTACAAGTCGTGGTTCTTTGAGGACATTGGCAATATCAATCGCAAGGTTGTCGTAATATTTACGTTCCTTAGCGAATTCTTGCGTTTTCCTCGTATAATCTGCCTGGCGAAGCATTGCGGATGCGAGTTGATCGCGTGTCCACTCTTCACCATGCATCTTAAACTTTTCGACCTTATCTAGGTCAATAATATCTTGGAGAGTAGGCGAATCACTGTCTTTTGCGCCTGCTTCTTGAGTGTCTGCACTTTCAGTTGTCTCAGGTGAAAGATCGCTTGAATCGCTCTCCTGAGTTGTGCCCTTCTCAAGCCCTGTCTCCATGCTTTGATGCGCTGACTCAAATGCCATTACCTTCTCCCTTTATGAGTAAGAGGAACCTCTCTCTTGGCCCTCGCGGTTTCGACTGCAGAACTGAGCTTCTTGCCCAAGCTCTCTGGATGAGATGCGTAGTGAAGATTGAACAAAGCATCGCCGACATGATCTGGATGAACTTTGTCACCCACAGATCCGCCTGGATGGCCTTCTCCGCCCATTTTGTGATGATCATGAGACATCTCATGCAGCTGCTTTTTGCCTGCTCCAGGAAGAAGAGGGTGTGCAGAGTTTGCCTTGGCATCCACACCCTGATCGCCAGAATGCATGGAATGCTGACCTTCATCGAGCTTATGGAGTGAATTGGGCTCATCCGAAACGTCTTCACTCTCTTCATGCTCCTCAGAAATGTTGGGAGCTAAATCCGAGTGACGAGCGCGCTCCGTTTCACTGTCTTTTTCTTTGTAAGCCTTTCCAGAAGCAGAAGGAGCCATGACGTTTTCACCGTCAAACTTGTTCTTTTTCATCAAACGATCGTAAAGAGCCTGTGCGTGTGCGCTGATCATTGGGGTCCCCCTTGTGGTGCAGGTCCTGGAGGACCAGCGTTCGGAGGAGCCCCCCCAGGGACTGCTCCGTGTAATTGAGCCCCAGCGGCTGCCCCTGCCATCTTGATGGAATCAGGAACACCCTGTTTGGCCGCCATGAGTTCTTCCGGCGATGGAACTCCCAAGGCCGGATTCATGATGTGCATCTGACACTGAACGTGTTCTTCACGGAATCTCGCGAATCCCAAACGAATCTGCATGGGAAGATGCTTATACTTGTCAGTCTTTCGGTATTGATTGAGCCGCTTGATGTAGAGCATGTGGTTGTCCATCTCATCAAACGGAGGAGTGACACCTTGCTCAAGCATGGTGATCGCCTCTTCAATGTTTTGCTGATCGAGGTGGAGATCGTCCCAGAACTCAGCCACATCTCCCTGTTCCATTGCAGAGAGGACTGCTGACTTGACCGATGGATCCTGAGGATTCCCGATCAATCCCTGCTGGTACAGATTCATGATGTCTTGCCGCTTGAGTGCTTTACTCCCCGGGAGAGTCGATCCTCGGATCACGATGACATCGTTATTTCCTTTGATGTCCACTCCTCGGAACTTCTTGATCGTGTATTCCCCTTGCTTGCCTGAGATCTTGAGTAGCCGTTCGGTCTGATAGTACTGCTCGGCATAGAGAAGAATGAGTCTTGCGACCCCCGCCCAAGCCTCTTCGTGCTGTTCAATGGTGATGCCGATCCGAGTATCGTCCTGCTCAATGAGGATCTGCATGCCGATCGCTGGGATTCCAGCCGAAGGAAGATTTCCACGAGAAACTTCCCCAATGCCCGAGATGTCGTTGATCATTCCATCCAAACGCTCTTCTTCGGTATAGGCATAGGCGGGGATGACGGGGATCGCGAGCGCAGACGGAGGAGGAGCATTGGGGACAACATTATAAGTCAGACATTCACCGCTTGCGTCGTTCAGGGATTCCTGACGCATGCCATGACCTTTGGCAGCGATATATTTGCCGGCCAAGAGCTTATTCGTCCAATCCGCACGTTTGGTGATCGTCCGATTGTATTGGTCTTGAATGGGTCGAAGATGAGTGATGAGAGATTCGGAATAGAACTTACCTGCAACCACCACGTCATCGAATTTCACGAGTGGAAATTCACCGACCGGAAGCTCATCGTCCTTCAGAAGAACACCGTTAGCGCAAATGATCATGCGACCGTTCGGATGCTTCTCAGACCGGCGCTCGTAGTAGCAGAGCTCAATCGCAGCGTTCTTCAAAGCCATCTGAACGCCAGAAGTCGAGGGACCCTGATTGTTCAACTGATTGATCCGTGCCTCATACTGAGCGGATAAGAGCCAAGCACCCTCTTCTTTGACCAGATGTCCGCGCTCGGGATAATGAGACTTGAAATAGTCTAGTTTTCTCACCTTGGCTTGGACCACCCACTGAGCCTCATCCATGTCTTTCGCCAAAGGATCAGGGAAGACTTCAAAGCTAGACACCACATCGATTCGGATGTCGCCCTCATACTTGACCGATCCGTCGACCTCTTCAATGGGATTGCCCAGTTGATCGTCGAAGGTCACCTTCAGATAAGCATGACCGCACTGCTGAACCCACATCATGAGTGGGATTCTCTTGCGATTGACCTTCTGAACATCAAAGACCATGTTCAGGATCTGAAGAGAGAGCTCGGCTGCTTCCTTGTCCTCAATGTCTGAGGACTTGGGTCTCACATCGTACCGAGGAGGATTCTTACAGAGCCGTGCTAGGCGATTCTGAACCGTGGGAAGGATTTTATTGACGTGGATTCGATTCCTGGCCAGGTACTGTTTGCCTTGGCCGACCACTTTGAACTGACGGGTGGTGGTATCGTAGTAGACCGAATCAAAGCCTAGAAGATAGGCAATGTTCGTCATCCAGATCCCCTCATGGGTGATCCTGGATCCGCTGGAACGAGTCTCCATGACCTTGTCCTTGACGTGTGCGACTAAGCGCATCTCGTCTGAGGACTGATCTTGTGCTGACTCGAGTTGAGGCTTACCGAATACCTTTTCGAGTAATCCCAGGGCTGCCCCTCAGCTACTTACAGCGGCTTGTAATCTCCTAGAGCACCCATATCATCGGGTGCATCGGGGATCACAATAGATGGCGCCATTAATGGCTGAGATTGGCTTTTTGCCTGTTCATATTCAGTGTAATTCCGACTCATCAACTTATCAACCAGCTTCTGTACCTGACGGCTCCAGTAAGCTTGCTGAAACAGCAGTAAGAGAGCCAGAATAATGACGGGAACGCTTTCGTGAGACATTATGTATCAATGCCCTCAATTTTAGGTCTGGCACTTGCGAAAGGACTCTCAGGACCAGGACCTGCGCTTGCTGCGAAGAGAATATCCTCTGGAGTCCTAGACTCTCTCTTCTGAGATTCTTCTCGAAGGCCAAGGCCGTAAACTCTCATGCCCTTGTAAATGATGTACCCCTGCTGCTTCCAGTCCTGAGATCTCAAAATGCAATCGATCACCGCAGGATCACATTCCACCCAAGGCTTATGCTGCATCAAAGCAATTGAAACTGCACCTTCTAACTCAGATACAGTTTCTGGGATCAGATCGTCGATGCGCTTCTTAGTCGCCTGTGGAGTCGAGACTGGGGTTTCCTTCAGCTTTTTTGTAGAGCTGCTTTCGGTACCAGGCTTCGTATCGTGGGTGGTTGGGTGCGGGCTCGGCGACATCTTCAAATTCCCTTTCTGGGTAGAAGGCTATTTGTTCAATCTGTGACAGTGCGTCTAAAATATCATCGTGGGAACTTCTAGGAAATTCCAGATATTCCTTTTCGAAATCATCTTGCCCCTGGTTGATCAGGATCCTGCCCCATTCGAAGCGGGGAACCAAGCCCATAATACGAGTTTCTTTGGTTCGGTCTGTCCCAGGATGAATCCCCTTCACCGGAGGATACGTATTGCGGCGCATCGATTCCTCGTGAATCATGTAAAGAAGTGCCTTCTGATAAGCCACATCCTCAATGCCAATTGCATGACATTTGAACTGAGAATGAAGCGCAAAAACTAACGTGACGATCTCAGTGGGTGTGAGCTTCTTTCTCTCTGCTAGCCTCAAGTACCAAGTCTGATTGGAATCACAGTGAACGATCACCACTCCTGTGAAGTCCGCTGTATCCGCCTGAGAAATCGCAGGATCAATGAAAGCAAACGTATTCACCTTCTCGGGAAGAGTTTGGTAATACCTGAGCCAACTCGGCTTTAAAACCCGATCTTCAAGGGGAATGATTTCGTTGGAATATTGGTTGCTATAAATATAGCTTCCCAGGATCCTACGCTGCTGATCGAGGAACTCTTGAGATAGCCGCTCCGGAAAGAAGAGCGAACCGTCATCCCTGACGGCTTTCTCGTAGAATACCCCCCAATGAGACATTATTTGTCAGAAGCGACTTCAGGGACCACTGCAAGCGGGGCGGGTTCAGCCTTCTTTAGTCCTTCTAGGATCGGAATGGCCTGAGACACTTCCGCATAAGGACGTGTCTTCAAGTAAGACGTGACTGCTTTCAGCGTGTTTTCATCGATCAAATAATCGCTCATGAGTTCCTCTCGTTAGCTAAGTGAGGCTCCCTTAAAAGAACCCACGTTACTGACCATATAATTCTTTATGTCCATCAAAAGAGACTGTCCAGATGAAAGAAGGCCCAAAGTCACGCCCATCGAGAAACTCGACAGAGGGAGAATGGTACCCCCATCATGAGCAGCCTGACTGATCCA